CTGGCCTGTTCGGCCGCAACGGCAACCAGGAAACCCAGGTCGCCGAATGCGCCATCCGCCTGATGGCCGGCATGGAGGCCGGGTTCTCCCCGTTCGCCAGCGCCACCGGCGTTCACATCATCAACGGCCGGCCGGCGTTCAGCTCCAATCTGCTGGCCCAGGCTGTGCGGCGCCACCCGACCTACGACTACCGGGTGGTTGAGAAGTCCGCCAAGGTCTGCCGGATCCGGTTCCTCGCCAACGGTGAGGTGCTGGGCGAGGAAACGTTCACCATTGAGATGGCCGAACGGGCCGGCCTGCTCAAGAACCCGACCTGGAAGGCCTACCCCGAGGCCATGCTGTTCAGCAGGGCCCTGACCGCCGGGATGCGGACCCACTGCCCCGACGCGCTGGGAGGCCACACGCCGTACACCCCTGACGAGATCGGCGGGGAGGTGGTCCCCGTGACCGTGGCCGATGCCACTCCTGAGCCCCAGGCCGACCCTGTTCAGCAGGCCCAGCAGGTCTGCGATGCCGCCGGCCTCACTGCAGACGGCGTGATCGCGTTCTGCCTGCTGGTCAGCAGCGGGAAGATCGCCGCGCTGGCTGATCTGCCGGCGAAGGTGCTCGACCGGATCATCCAGCAGGGGATCTCCGCCGAGACCGTGGCGAAGTGCAACGGCACACCCGAGCCAGACCCCGACCCCGAGCCGGACCCGATCGACGACGACCTGCCCGCCGCCTGGTCCGTGTGACCTGGTGGGCTGCATAACCGGAACCTGACCCCACACCATGAACGAACTCCTGACACAGCTGATTCAGTGCAACCAGTGGCGATTCATCGGCCGCCTCGGTGCCGACCCTGAAATGCGGTACTTCGAGTCTGGCTCCAGCGTCTGTAATGCCCGGCTGCTGGTCAACAAGCCCGGCCAGAAACGGGACGACGGGCAGAAGCCCTATTCGTTCAAGCTCGAACTTTGGAACGACAAGGCCCAGCAGTTCGTCGATGCCGCCGGCAAAGGCGATCTGATCGACGTTGAAGGGCGGGTCAAGACCGAGAGCTGGGATGACCGCAACACCGGCGAGAAGCGCCATGCCTTGGTGCTGACGGTACAGGGCTGGGAGGTGCTGGCCAAACCCGGTCAGAACCAGCAGGGCCAGCAGCAGTCCGCTGCACCGGCCCGCCAGGCCGCACCGGCTCAGGCGTGGAACACCGCGCCGCTGGGTGGCGACATCGACGAAGACGACGTGCCTTTCTGACCCATGCCGAAAATCGACAACATCCGCCAGCAGCTGAACGACCTGCTGGCCTACATCGAAACCGATCAGCAGGCCCTCGCTGCAGAACAGGCCGCCGTGGCCCGCGCTACCGAGGCCCTGCACGAAGCGCCCGCCCTGCAGGCCGCAATGGCCCAAGGCCAGGAGATCATGCGCGGCCGGGTGGTTGCGCTGATCGATGCGCAACGGGACATGTTGGAGCGTGGCGGCACCGATGCCGTGGTCTTGGGTGCCCTCCGACGCCAGGTGCTGGAGGTGGCGTCATGACCCTCTCCATCCTCGCCGGCCTGCTGCAGATCATCTGCGTCGAGGCCGTGGTGGGCGCCTGCGTGCTGGCCACGTCGCTGTGGTGGGCGGCCTGCCAGCGGCTCAATCGGGAGGGGGAGTGATGTTCCCACCCCTGAGTGAGCAGCGCTGCTCCAGCTGCCGGTATTTCTTCCCCGATCAGCACGACCTAGGCCAGTGCCGCCGCAACCCGCCGCAGATCGGCCCGCGTGGTGAGCAGTGGCCCACCGTCGCCGCGGATGACTGGTGCGGGGAGTGGGTGACGAGGGAGGGGGAGCAGTGAAAATGCTCAAAGACAGCGCAAGCCCACTTGAAACCGCGCCATCTGCCACCACAACGCCAATCACCATGAATACAAGCCGGTCAAGTCTCTCGATTGATGTCTACACAGCAACGCAAGAGCGCTTAGATTTTATTTTCGCAAACTTCAGCCGGGTATACGTTTCGTTTTCTGGCGGGAAGGATAGCGGCGTGCTCTTAAACCTTGTTATTGATTACGTCAGAGCGCATGGGATTAAAACAAGGGTAGGTGTTCAAATAATGGACAATGAGGCGAACTACACCCAGAGCGAAGAGTTTATGCACCGCATCATCCAGGCCAATCTAGATGTCCTGGACGTTTACTGGTGCTGCCTGCCTATTACCTTGCCCTGCACAGTTTCCTCTTACGAGATTGACTGGCAGTGCTGGGGCGAAGCTGATCGCCACCGCTGGATCAGGCCAATGCCAGCCCAAAGCTACATAGTAAATCTTGCCAACCACCCATTTGGAGAGTTGTTTGCGGAAAACATGGACTACGCTTCATTCTGGGACATGTTTGCAGAGTGGTACAGCAAGGGAGAATCTTGCGCAAACCTTATCGGGATTCGGACTGTTGAGTCCCTAAACAGGTTTCGCGCAATTCTGAATCAGCAGAAAGAGACAATGCAGGGTCGGATGTGGACAAAGAAAAACACGGATCACACTTACAATTGCTATCCGATTTACGACTGGCGTACCGAAGATATTTGGACGGCAAACGCGAAGTTCGGATGGGACTACAACAAGCTTTATGACATCTTCTATATGGCTGGCATCCCCATTAAGAAGATGCGAGTCGCTTCCCCTTTTATGTCAGAGTCCAAATCAAGTCTTGCAATGTATCGAGTTATTGACCCGGTTATCTGGGCCAGGCTGTGCGCAAGGGTTGGTGGCGCCAACTTTATGGCAACGTATGGCAAGCAATTGGACTACAAATCTTTTCGCTTACCCGCTGGCCATACGTGGAAATCGTTTGTCAAGTTTCTCCTGGCGACCCTTCCGGAGCAGTCAAGCGTAAATTTTAAGCAGCGCTTCATTCAGTCCATCCGTTACTGGGGGCGAGTGGGGCGCGGCCTGCCTGAATACATCATTGAAGAATTGCAGCGTATTGGTATCCGGCACAGAATTAACGGCACCACAAAGCATGGAGGCAATAATCTTCGCCGAGTAATCATCAAGGTTCCACCGGACCACCTAGATGAACTGCCGTGCCACAACAGCATGGTCACGTCTTGGAAGCGATTTGCGGTAACAATTCTAAAGAATGATCACACCTGCAAATACCTGGGCCTTGCGCCAACACAAGAGCAGCAGCGCCGACAAAAGTCCATTCAGTCTAAGTACACCAACGCATTTACCGTCAAATGAAAGTTTTTAACCTCTCCGAGCTCCAGCCTGAGCGAATCGTCAAGTGCCCCAAAGGTGGTTTTACTTCTCATCGGTTGATCACTGAGAGCGATGGCATGGGTTACAGCATGACCAAGACCATTGTTCACGCTGGCAAGGCGCACCGCTGGCACTATCAACATCACCTGGAAAGCTGTTATTGCGTCAGCGGCAAAGGCCTGCTGATTAACGAGCGAACAAAGGAGCTACACGCGATCGGCCCCGATTGTACATACGTGTTAGACCAGCACGATCCGCACGTTTTTGAGGCGCTAGAGGAAACGATACTCATTTGTGTATTCAACCCACCGCTAGTTGGAGACGAACTGCACGACGATAACGATTCGTACCCTTGGCGCTCTCCCGTCTACTCAGTCCGCAGTGTGCCAATTGAAAAGGTAACGGCCAATGACTACAACCCAAACAGCGTCGCCCCGCCAGAGATGGAGCTGTTAGAAACATCAATTTGGGAAGATGGCTACACCCAGCCCGTGGTTGTTGTTCGCGATGAGGAGCGGGACACGTATGTAGTCGTTGACGGCTTTCACAGGTTTTTAACGCTGAAAAACAGCGCCCGGATACGTGAGCGAGAGGGCGGCAGACTGCCAGTCGTGATCTTGCGAAAGGAACTACATGAGCGGATGGCTTCCACGATTCGGCACAATAGGGCCAGAGGGTCTCACAATATTGAGCTGATGAGCGTCATCGTTGCCGAGCTAATTGAGATGGGCAAGGGTGATGCGTGGATTTGCAAGCACATCGGCATGAGCCCGGATGAGTTGCTTAGGCTGAAACAGGTGACTGGCCTTGCTTCGCTGTTTCTGGGCAAGGAGTTCAGCAAGGCGTGGGACGTAGAGCAAATTGACCAAGTTTCGGAGATCTTAGACGATGAAGCTGGCGAGAGTATGGAGGCCAATTGACTCATGGGAGGAGATCGCTTTCAACATGTGGGGAGATGTTCCCGACCGTGCAAAATTCTTGAGAAAAGCTGTTTTGTTTACGGGAAACCATCGCCTATACGGCCGCTACATGAACAGAGTGACCGTCGAATGGCCCAACAGCTGCCTCAATGCTTTGACGGATTACAATCTAAACAGGCGAGCATGGATTGGGCATGCAGCTTGCGCTCTAGCGTTGCGCTGCCCGGAGGACGTTACCAGGGAAGCATGGGGGAAGTTAAGTCATGAGCAAAGGGTATTGGCGAACAGGCAAGCCGATAGAGCAATTCAATCCTGGGAATTGCGCTACAGAAAGAGTGTCGGAATACGTCCAAGCATGGAAGCGCCGCTGCTATTCGGTTGACATTCCAGACGAAGTGCCGCGCAAGGTTCAATCTAGCGGTCGGGCACCCTCCTGGAAGGCAATTGCAATTGCTATCCTGCAGAATGATCTGCAATTGCGTCAACTTGGCTTTTCACCGATTAACTGGGAAAAGCAAAAGGCAATTGCAGCTAAAGCACATTTTGCCTTTAACGGCTATCATGGCGACGGACACCAGCTAGAGCTTTTTCAATGAACACCACTCACGCCGACGTGTTATCAAGCCTTGCTTCCTGGAACCTTCAGGGAATTGTTGAATGCAAGGAAGTCAAGGGTAGGACCGAATTGACTTACAAGGGTGAAGTTCAGTCTTTCCCGCACTGGCTTGCGCTTCGCCGCGTTAATCAAATTGGCGCCAATCATGTTTGCGAGCCGGACAATTTATGACTATCGACACCACTAGCAATTTGCTTAAGAGTCGCGGCACTCCAACTGTTTGGGTAACGTGGATGGCAAAGGCGCTGTCGGACCCAGCCCAGTGCAGGCTGCCTGCCTGGACGCTTACCCGATTCAGTATCACAACAGATGACAGCTACAGCGGGGACTGGGCCGTGAAACACGCTGTGATTATCGGGAAAGTGCAGCAGCGGCTGGTAGCGGCCGGCCGAATTTCGGAAGTGGAAAAAGATGTGACTTTAATCAGTCGCACGGGTTTGCCCATTACTGGATCAATTGACGTTTGGGCGCCACAAGTTGATGGCAGCGCGGCAGTTGCGATCGACGCCAAAACCGGCAAGCACAACCCAGCGCACCGCTTACAGGTCAATCTGTATCAGCTGATTACCAAGGCGACCGGGGAAGCCGTGATTCCGCCAAAGGGGATGCTCTCCTACCGAGATCGGGACGTTTGGATTGATCCAGCGGAGGCGTCTGCCGAGCTCATCTCCCAGGTTGCTGAACTGATGGAGGTGATTGCCGCAGATCGCCCGCCAGCTGCAGCGCCAAGCAAGTCGAATTGCCGGTTCTGCAGCCTCAAGGGAATCTGTACTGCAGCGTGGCATGGGGACGCTCAGGCGGCGCCTATTACTGATCTTTTCTGAGTGCCGCCATCGCCACTACCAATGCCCGCCGCCTAACCGTTGTCCTACCCCTGCCTCAGGTCGAGGCCCTCCGCCGCCTACTCAAGCCAGGAGAGGGCATGAATGAGCTGCTGAAACGGCTGCTGGCTGAACTCGCTGCCCCGACGCCGTGACCCACCCCCTAACCACCCGACTAGCCCGCGCCGCCTGCCCGATGCAGGCCCTGAAACCCTGCCCCTCACCATGCCAGGACTGCCGCCGGTTCGCTGAACTGGTGGCGGTGGAGCTGGTCAGGGTGGTGCGGGAGGTTCACGCGGTCCCTGAGGGTGCAAAACCGGAACCTATGCGGTAACATTCCTAGGTCAGCAGCCCGAGCGCGGCGCTGGCCACACCACTCGCCCGGCACTGGCCGGTTTTATCTATGACCACGACCATTCTCTGCACCGTCTTGGTGCTGTTGCTGCTCCCGCTGCTGGTGCTGCTGTGGCTGACAGAATCCCGTAAGCAACGCGCCCAGAGGTGGCGCCGGGACGGGCTCACGTATCGGGTGATCGCTGAGCGCCTCGGCTGCAGCCAGACCACCGCTCGCCGGCTGGTGGGGGTGGCGGCATGAGCGGGCAGCATGGGGCTACGGCTGAGCAGTGGGCCTACGCCGCTGTCCGCACCGGCCAAAACCACTTCGCCTGCATCCTCGAACTCCGCGCCCGCGTCGAGGCGCTGGAGGCTGCGGCCAACTTATCAGCCGGCCTTACAAGTTCCAACCATCCGGCCGCACCAGATAGTTCGCTGGTCAAGAGGGTGCATAGCTGCATCGTGGGCGAGCCACCGTGTGGCCGCATGCGGGCCCGCGCCGCAATCCGCGAGGTGGCGGCGGCTGCCAGGGATCTCAGGTTCACCACCGCCAAGGCCCTGATCGACTGGTTGGAGAGGGAGGTGGGCCGTGGCTGAACTGTCGCCAGCGGCTCAGGCGGTGCTGAATGCGGTACATGCTGTCTATTGGAAGCATGACGCTGAGTGTCCTGCTGACGCCGAGATCATTGCCGCCGCCCTCCGAGCTGCTGCGGATCAGACAACACAACCAGACCCTTTAATGGGTATCGGCTGCGTTATTTACTCAAGAGCCATTTATGCCATCGCCACCGAACTGGAGAACCACCAATGAGCCTTGACGTGTATTTGGAAGACGACAACGGGGAAGAGTTGTATTCGCGCAACATCACCCACAACCTGAACAAGATGGCTGGCACCGCTGGAATTTATGAGGCTTTGTGGCGTCCTGAAGAGATTGGCATCACAACTGCTCACCAGCTAATTGAACCGATCTCAAAGGGGATTGCATTCTTGGCCATGCACCGCATTATCTGCGAGCAAGACAATCCGCCCAATGGCTGGGGCGACTGGGAAGGTCTGTATGACTTCTGCTGCGACTATCTCAAGGCTTGCACTGCTCACCCACTAGCCACTGTTCGCGTTTCCCGCTAATCCCCCGCCTCTACCACATCCAGCTCACCACCGGCCCCATCGAGCTCTACGCCGTCTCTCAAGCCCAGGCCATCCGCACCGCGCTGGAGCTGGCGGGTCCGGGTGCTCGGGTGCTCAGGGTGTGGCGGGAGGGGGAGTGGTAGCCCGCCGATCACACTCCCGGCTCATCACACTCCGAAGGCCCCCGCCGCGGCTGCTCACTCCCTGCTGGGAGCTGCAGTCCGCGGCGTTGGCATTCTTGGGTGAACCGCTGGGCCGCCGTGTGCCGGTCGCCGTCCGCCACGCTCACCCCGGCACCCTGCACCAGCCACACGGGCACGCCATCCCTGATGACTAGCTCAGTGGTGGGGAGGTGGTGCATGGTTCAGGGTATGTACGGGATATGCACGCTCCCCGAGATCGCCTGCCACTACTGGCTAGTTAATACGACATCCGCGAAGTGGATGAGGAGTTGTATTTGGCGGTACTGGCCTGTCGTAAAGCGCAGAGTGACTGCGCGGCAGGGGATCTAGCCGCTGCTGCAGATCAGCCGCAAGGGACTGCAGGGGACCACAAGGGCCCATAATTTCGCGAAGTATGTACCGGCCGTCCATCGGTGCATCGGTTCCCGATTCTGCGCGTCGTATTCCCCCATGGCCAGCGTGAACGTCCATCGGGGCAGGCTGTACCTGCTGGCCAAGGTGCCACGGCGGGACGGCTCGCCAGGGCTGCAGCAGTGCCGGATCGCCCTGCGGATGGATGACTCACCGGTAAATCGCCGTACCGCAGCGAAGCAGCTCCAGGCGTTGGAGCGACAGCTGGCGACGGGGACGTTTGAGTGGGCCTACTGGACCGATCAGGAGCAGGGGATCACCTGGCGGGAGGCGATTGCCAAGCTGCACCGCGCCAAGGTCGTCCTGGGGCGCACCAGCGAGAGCACCTGGGAGATCAACTACATGGGCCGGCTGCGGCAGATTCCGCCCAGCTCCACGGTCACCACCGACTCAATGGCGCAGGCGCTGCAGCGCTACGACCGTGCCACGTGCAGCTACAAAGAGCTGTGGTATCTGCTGCAAAATCTCGCCCGGCTGGTGGGCGTGCCTTTCCCGGAGCTGCCGGTGCCCACCTACGGCCAGGCTGAGCTGGTGGCGGTGCCCACTGATGCGGAGATCATCGCGTGGGTGGAAGCGGCCGGCAGCGCAGCGAGCTGGTATTTCGGGATGATGGCCACCTACGGCCTCAGGCCGCACGAAGTTGAGTCGGCCACGCTGATCGAGCGGGACTACTGCCAGGTGGCCGACGCGACCAAGACCGGATTCCGAACGGTGGTGCCAGTCCCTCGCGAGTGGGTCGAGCGGTTCCGGCTGCGCGATCGACGACTGCGGCCTAGCAAGACCAGTGCGGGGCGTGCGGACGCCTGTTCCCGCTGGCTGCATAAGGAAATCCGCCGGCTGGGCTTGCCATGGCGCCCCTATGCGCTGCGGCACGCCTACGCCGGCAGGCTGTGGCGCGAGGGAGGTGGGCGGCTGGACATCTACACGGCGGCCAGGTTGATGGGGCATACCGCGACCCAGCACGCCAAGACCTACCGTGCTCACATTCAGCCTCACCAGGTGGCGGAGGCGGCGGAGAGGGCGTTGAGCGGTGGCTGAGCCGAAGAGTCTGCGCCAAGCCCTGGTGGCCATGCTGGCCAGTTACCAGGAAGAGGTCAGATCAGGCCGGCACGTTCCGCCGCCCCCGCCCCCGGCACAACCGCCCCAACATTCACCCTCACCATCCGCCGCTGAGCCCCGACCGGTGACAGATCCACCAGCTCCCGACCCCAGCGCCAGCGCGAGCGGCGGCAACTGTCTGCCTCATGGATAAGGCGCTTGATGTGCCGCTCACTGCAGCCAAGGGCCTTGGCGGCTTCGGCCACAGTAAGCAGCATCCTGGGGCTGCACTTCCCCATCCTCACCCCTCCACCACGTACAGGGAGCAGTCACGGGCGAACCCCGGACCCTCTTCGATCGGGTCGGGGAATCCCAAGCTGCACGTCTCACCGCGCCATTCCTGGCAGCGCTCGCACGACGGGTCACCGGGCCCCGGCGGGGGGCAGTAGCCCTCGGGCAACACGTCCCGGTAGATCTTGCCGACACGGATCTGCCGGATGGTTTCCCGGCTGCAGCCGTAGAGCTTGCCGAGTGCGCGATGCGTTTCGGTCGAAGTGATGATGGCCGCCACCTGCTCGGCCGTGAACTTCCGGGTGCTCATCCCTTGCTCGCGTGCACGGTGGTGTGACCGTTGTAGCGGCCAGTCTCCGCGTAGCTGGTCAATGGCTGTTCAGCCATCAAATGAAACACAATCTGCCCGATTTTCATGCCGGGCCACAGCAGCTGCGGCCAAAGCTGGCGGTTGTTGCGCAGCTCCATGGTGAGCACCGATCCATTCCACCCGGGATCCAGCCACACGGCGAGAGCCTGATCCAACCCTTCGCGCGCGCGGCTCGACTTGAGCCGAAACTCCCCGGCGATGTCGTCGGGGATGTTGAACACCTCGATGGTGTCCGCCAGACAGAACTGCCCCGGCCTGAGCTCATACGGATCATCCTGGCTATGCCGGTGCAGCGGATAGGGCACGAGCTCAGGCGACTGCGCCGATTCGATCAGCAACGTGCCACCCAGCCGCACGTCAAGCGACGCCGGGTTGATCAGCGCCGGATCCCAGCCCACCACCATGCCACCTTCGCAGCGGCTGCGGATCTGCCAATCAGCGAGGATCACTTGATCGTCTCCAGAACGTGTTTTGCAAACGCCGTGTGCGTCATCACGGCGTGATTTCCCGGCGGCCGGCCGTAGCTGTCCTGCCACCAAGCAGTGAACGCAGCACCGATCAGCTCATCGCGCTGTTGCTGGCGCTCAGCCTCCGTCAGGCCGGTGTAGGTGCCGTGCCGACGGTGCGCCGGATCATGCCGGCCATCGGCGGTGTAGAGCTCCTCAAGTCGATCTTGCCGAGCGGTTTGCTCGACCGGGTTGCAATCGTGGCTCATGACGTGATGGGTGAGCTGGACAGTTGGACTTGGCAGATCCGCCATTCGTAGCCATCGGCATCGACCACGAAGTAATGGGGCCAGCCTGCGGGCCCACAGCCCAGGGCGGCGGTGACGATGGCGGCCTGCTGCGGGTGGCCGGCGATGTAGACGTGATCACCAGCCTTGAACCGCCACGGGTTGGCGGTGCGCGTTGCGGTTAGAGCCATGTACAGGATCTCCGGCTGTGAACAGTGATGGAACTCGCGTCCGGGTGGCGCCGTTCGGCGAACTGATGGGCCTGCTGTTTGCAGGTGGCGCGGATGGTGCAGCGCATCGGCCGGCGGCAGGGGAAATGCACCTCCACAGGCCAGAACTGGGCGCCTGGAGCAGTGGTGCGGGTGATGCCCTCGCCAGCGGACTGGCAGGGGTCGCCATCGGGGAGGAAGGTCACCGGATCACCTCCACCCCCTGGATCAGGGCCTCGCGCTGGAGCACCACGGCAGTGGCCACCATGCCCAGCAAGCACAGCAGCAGGGCGGCTACGGCTCGGCGACCGGCAGCGGCCTGGGCAGCAGCCTCAGCTCGCCGCGCCTGGTCCTGACGGAGCACAGCAGCCAAGCGGCGATCACAGGGAGCAGCATGGCCGTTCGTGGATGGAGAGAATCTGCGCCTGCGGGAAGCGGCTCTCGAAACATTCGCGGATCGAGTCCTTGGTCCAGCCGTTGCCGGCGATCCATTCAAGATCGTGTCGTTCATTGTCTTTGATGTAGGTGATGAAGTAGGCCATTGGTTAAAACGCCTGCGTGGATTGGCGGATGAACTGAACACATCGCTCCAGTTCAACGATCAGATCAACCGCTAGGGACTTGGGCACGGCGATCCCCGAATCCCAGGCGTTGTCCGCGATGGCGTTGGCGGTGGCCCTGGTCGAGTCGATCAGGCCCACCAGCAGGGGCATGAGGGGCTGGTTGCGCTGGCCCACGTCGGGCAGCTGAACCAGCGAATCGACGTGGGCCGGCAGCGCCTGGCGGGCGGCCTGAAGGATCAGGTCGGAAAGTGCGCCATCGCAGGAGAGGGGTTGGGTGGGGGTGGGCATGGCGTGTCAGTCAGGGATGCGGATATAACCATGCCCGTTACACGTTGGGCAGGTTTTCTGTGTGACACCATTGCCGGTGTCCATGATTGAATCAATAAGTAATGCAATCGGCAGGTAGGCGGTCAAGCCGACCGCTATTGGGTTAAAGACAATCTTTTTGCCTTTGCATTTAGGGCACAGAATGTTTGGCATGGCTTAAGTCTCTTGTGCGGTGATCGTGTCGCTCATTTGATACTCCAACTCCGCCGCTCCACCAGGGAGCAGCCGTCAATCTGCTGGCCCTGCTTCAAGGCTGCAGCAATGGCCGTCTTGTCGGCGCTGTAGACGGTCTTCACCCGCTGGAACTGCTCCGGCAGGTCGGCTACTTCGGCGGTGAGATCCACGGCAGTGACGCGGCGGCTGGTGAGCTTGTGCTCGGGCAGCTGATAGGAGGTCTCGTCAGGGATCGCCTTCTGCAGCGCCGCCACCAGCCGATCCTGCAGAATGTCGGCCTGCTGCTCATCAGCGGCGGCCAGATCAGCCAGCGCCTGGGCGCGGGCCTTGCGGGCATCACGGCGGACCCGAAGCGAGTCGATCACCCAGCACCAGGCGTCGGCCTTGGCGAGGATGGCCTGGCGGTTGTCGGCTTCGACTGAGATCAGGCCTTCAAGGGTGGCAGTGGCCTGCGCCACCACAGCAGGGTCATCGCTGAACAGGTCGGCAGCGGCGGCGTCGATCTGCTGCTGCAGACGGAGCGCGTCTCCGGTTAGGTCGTAGAGGGTGGCAGGCATAGGCGAGTGGTGCAGACCCGCCAATCGTACCGGTTAGGTTCCGGATCTGCACCTAAGATGAGGCAGATTCGTCACACTCGCCCCGGTGCCCGCCAGCTCTAGCCAGTCCTGGTGGCTCGACTCGATCGGTCGGATCCCCCTGCTCACGCCAGCCGAAGAGATCGAGCTGGGCACGGCGATTCAGCGGTGGCAGACCCATCCCGACCCGTGCCCGCCAGGGATCAGGCGCCGCGGCCAGCGGGCTCGGGACCGGTTCGTGAGTGCGAACCTGCGGCTGGTGGTGGCGTACATCTCCCGCCGCTGCCACCGGCTGGCCAAGGCCCACGACCGGGAGGATCTGATCCAGGCAGGGAACCTGGGCCTGATCACGGCAGCGGAGCGGTTCGACCCCAGCAAGGGGTACCGGTTCAGCACTTATGCGTATTGGTGGATCCGGCAGGCGATCAACCGCTGGGTTGATCAGCACGGCCGGGCCATTGCGATTCCCGGCAGCCACTGCCAGCACCTGAGCAGGCTGGAGGCCGTGACCCAGCGACTGGAGCGGGAGCTGAACCGCAGCCCCACGCAGGCGGAGATCGCCGCTGAGCTGGGCGTGTCGCTCAGGGTGTTTGAGCAGGTGCTTGAGAACGGCAGGGGGATCGCCAGCCTTGACCAGGTCGTGACCGATGACGGACTGGAGCTGGGGTCGCTGTGCGCCACCTGGGACCGCAGCCCTGAGGATGAGGAAGAACAGCGGGAACGGTGGCGCCAGGCGGAGGAACTGCGGAACCTGATCGCCCGGCTGGCGCCGCAGGATCGGCGGCTGCTGTCGCTGGCCTGGGGCCTCGATGGGGTGGAGGTGCCCAGGCCGGAGCTGGCCCAGCAGGAAGGGCTCAGCACCCGGGCGCTGGAGGTGCGGCTGAACGGATTACAGGCGGCGCTCGCGTCGCAGTCCGTCCAGCTGGTGTTGGTGGCGGTGCAGAGGGTGATTCCATCACCACGGATCCGGCAGCGGCGCAGACGGCGAGAGCTAGGCGTGGTGCAGCTCAGGTTGCAGGTGGCGTGATCTAGAAGCCGGGCACCAGGCATGGCAATAGGTAGCAGTCACACCTAAGACCATGCGCGACGACCGCCCCATGTGGATGCAGCTGGCCACGCTTCGAGGGGATGCCTGTATCTCGGCGCACTACTCGCTGGAGCTGATCCGCTACATGCGGCAATACGCAATCGAGTTGACTGCCCGCTCGATGCTTGAGGGATTCCTGCCGATGCTGTCTGAGCTGGAGCAGATTCTTGAGGAAGAGCAGCAGATCGCTGAAGCAGCGATCGAATCTGGCGACTGGATGCCCGACCTGCTGCCGTTGCCTGAAGAGTGACCCGCCTGTTTGGGCATCGCTGAGAGGCCTGGCGGGTGTTGCTGGGGTCAGGCTACAGCGACCGCTCAATGCGCTGCAGCTCGTCGCGAGCATCCTCCTGGCTCAGGCCGCAGTCGAAGCAGTCGGCCTCATCGACGGGCGCCGGCTGACGCTTCAGCAGTTCATGGATCAGATCAATCTCGGTTTGTCTTACTCGCCTGGCGAAATGGCGGCCAGCCCGCTCGCAAGCAACGTTGAATGATTCCAGCTCGTCTGATGACGGAGCGATGATGCGATTGGGGTCGCTTATTTCTGATCCTCTGACGATGGTGTTCTAGATCGCTGCCTCGCCACCCTCTCCCGGTTCCACTCCCGGCCCTCAGGCGATCGTTTCCAACACCGGCTGCACAACGGCGCCGTGCGGTCGCTGATCACGCTGCGGCCGCACTGTGGGCATACCGGCAGCGCGGGGAGCTCACTTGCCTGGCGGAGGCGGAATCGCTGGGTTTTCTCGCGGCTGGGTTGGCGGGGCATCAGTGGACCCTGGCGACGCGCAGAGTGCCGCCACAGAGACGGGCGGCCTCATCGCGCAGCTTGAAGGCCTCGGCGCGGCTGTCAAACTCGGGAGCTGCGTCAAGGTCGCAGAACTCAGGGATGCGGCTGTTGGGGTTGATGCGGATGCCGAAGCTCCAGCGCTTGCCGTCGTGGGCTTCGACTCGATAGGCGGTGATCATGCCGGTGGTGGTGAGTGGGGTAGGTGCCGGATGGGCTCCGGCGGGCCGTGGATCATCAGGCCTGCCACATGGACCCGTCGCCAGCAGCCAACGACTCAAAGTCGTCCGCGATGGCAGATGGCTGAGGGCGCCGCTCTGCCATCCAGCTGAACCAGCTGGGTTCAGGCCGGCCTGCTGCTCGGGCAGCGGCGCAGGCAGCTCTCCAGCGCTGAGGACAGGGGGCGTGGTTGATGTTGATGCTCATGGCGATCGTTGCGAGTGGATAGGTGCCGGATGGGCTCCGGCGGGCCGTGGGGTGGGTCAGGCGGCGGGCTGCAGCTCAGTCCACACCTGATCAACCAGCTGCAGGTGAGTGCCTTCACCAAACATGGCGTCCAGCGCCTTGCGGGGGCTGATGCCGGTTTCAACCATGGTCTTCATCACCAGGGCGATTGCCTCCTGACGGCTGCAGCCGTATTCGGTGATGGCGTGGTTGAGGGCTTTGATGATGCCGGGGTGGGTGGCGGTCATGGCTGGCGGTGGCGGTGAACCGTTCCGGTTCGGTCCCCTCAATGTAACCCGTGGGGCACACCCTGGCAACCCATCGCCAGGCCGGTTAACAATCCGTCACGACCCCAACCCCATCTCCCGCGCCCAGCGGTGGTGTTCATCGCTCGGCTCATTGGGCCCGGGCTCGCCCTTCACCCCCAGCTCCACCATCAGGTTCGCCGCGGCCTTCTGCAGCTCCATGATCAGGTGCTCCTGCTGGTGGCAGCGCTGGATCAGCTCATCCGCCAGCTGGGCCAGCTCATCGCGGTTCATCTGCGCCGCACGCTGGCGGTGGTGGGCCATCATCGCTTCCCTCGACAGGCTGAGTGAGAGGTTCAGGCCCAGCATGGTCGCAGCGCAGTTGGCTCAGTCTGGGGACGCCGAAACGGTGCCCTACATCACAGTCGCCACCGATGCCCGGCAGGGCACCTGCTGGGTGGTGGTGGGACTGGGTACTGAGGTGAGGTGTTACTGCGGCCAGCGGGCCATGGGGATCCTGCGGATGATGTGCGCCAGCCGGGGGATCAGCGTTCCGCAGTGATTGCCCAGCCGGTATTCGCGCCCTCCACCATCCACCTGGGTCCGAAGTTTCGCCGGCTGTACTTGGCGAACCTGGCCACGCCGCCCAGGGTTGCGCCGCTCACCAGGTCGGCCATGCCGAAGGGATCATGCACGATCAGATTGTCCCGGTCGAATCCGACCACGATCAGCCAATGGCCGCCGCCGGATGGTGCGGATACCGGGCCACGATGCAGGAAGCCGCAGGGCACCGGTATGCCACGGTTAATCTGCTGCTCCAGCGTGGCGAACCCGGCCACCTTGGTGAACTTCGCCTTGACGCCGTAGCTGGACAGCGCCCGGATCTGCGCGGTCGGGTCAACCGTGTCGCTGTACTGCAGCACCCGCTTGAGGTATTGATCATCGCCGTTGGCGCCCTTGAGGGTGCCGGGATTGAGGTACTGCAGCAGCATGGCGCAGCTAGAGCTGAAACACATTCGCGCCGCCTGACTCCGATCGGCGCTGTCCATCTGCGCGAACCAGGGCACCTGCAGCGGGTTGCCGTAGCCCGTGGATTGCTGCAGCTGCACCGGAGGACGGCCGGCCGCCGTCAGCTGCCCAGACTTCACCAGTCCCCACACTCGCCGCGCCTCAGCCTGCCGGCGGTCCAGGCGCGGTACGCCAGGGCGGAAGTACACCTCGCTGAAATATGCCGCTGCTTTGGCCGCGTCCATCCCTTCCGGCCGATCCTCAAACACGCGAGTCCAGCCGATCAGCGAACCCTGCTGCGGGTCGTGCAGGCCGGCGTACTCCTCAGCGAAATACAACTGCTGCCAGCTGTTGCTGCCCGGATCGAGCCCATTGGCAATAGCGGCAGATCGGGCCTTGTCGTAGGCAGTACGGCGTACGCCCGTGTACTGCATTGCCCCGCGACCATCCCCGCTGCCGGCCCCCACCACGTCAAGCCTGTCGAGCAGTGGGCGCCCGGTTTCGACGATCACACAGCCGATGAAACCGCACGCCTCAGCTACGGTCAATTGACTGATCTTGTTTCGGCTGAGGCGTGAAACATCAGGCCCCGTCAGGAAGGTCAGCCAGTGCTGCAGGTTGGCAAGCTCGTTCTGAGGCTGTGGCGCCGGCGCTGCAGGGCTGCCCTGTGCTCGCCAGCCTTCGGTGAACTCCTGCAAGATGTCCGGGTGCTCTTTCAGGCGCTCATCCAACCGGCCCAGTGCGGCCAGCTGGTGCGGCGTGATCGTGCCCACGCGGGCGACGTGTTCAGCGGCGGAGCGGACGGTGGCGAGGCTCATTCCAGGTCGGGTAGTCGGTCTTTCAGCGCCTCATCCAGGCGCTGGTAACGGCGGCGGAGGAACGGCTTAACAACCAGCTCCTCAGCCGCCAGCCAGGCCAGCCGCGCCAGCAGCAGATCCAGCACCAGGCGGAGATCGCTCATGCCTTGAGGATCCGGCTTACGGTGCTGCGGCTCACGTTGAGCCGGTCGGCGATCTCCTGCTGCGTCAGGCCCTCGGCCCGCATGGCCCGGGCGGCGTCAGCCCGCAGGTCTTCCTCGTTCTCATCAGGCGGGTCGGGTGCGGGCAGCGGCTCAGGTCCGTCGATCACCACCGGCAACGGCTCAGGTTCCGGCTCCTCATCCCAGCGGCGCCGCCGGCCGGCTGCCAGCGACGAATCCAGATCTGGGTTCAGCGTCATAAATCCGGCCAGCGGGCCAGCGATGGCGGCGATGCCGGCCACCAGTGGCAGTGCGTTGCCCTCGATCACCTCGCTGCACTCGCCGGGCTTGGACTGGAACCGGAGGCAGTCGGCGATCTTGTATCCGCTGATCAGGGCAGCGGCGACACCAGCGACGATGGCGCCGCCAAACGTTGGCGCGGCCCAGGTGGGTTGCCTCATCGATTCAGCTCCAGGCGAATGGTGCGGCGGTCTAGCTCGGTTACTTGTTTTTCCAGCTCCTGAAACCTCAGCCCGAACTGGGTCTGATTGCTCAGGATCTGGGAGATCTGCGTTTCCAGCTGCTGCAGCCGGTTGGGCAGGGACACGATCAACCAGCCCATGCCGCCGGCCGTGGCCAGGATCGCCGCGGCCATCAGGCTGGCGGCGGTGGCCTCCAACACCTGGACCCGTGAAAACTTGCGGCGATCTGGCGTCGGGCCCACGGCTGGGAGGTTGCTACCTCAGTCTGTGGAGGGCCGGCTAGATGACTTGGAGCAGGCGCACGCTCACATCGAACAGCAGGCCGCTGCGGTGGGTTTCGTTGGGTTGCTCGGCGTAGACCCAGGCCGTGCCTGCGGGCACGATATTTGTCGGGCTGGAGTGGCCCGACCAGATCACATCCGGCAGCAGGAACGACCGGGCGCCGCCGCTCTGGCCGCGGTAGTGATCGCGGAGCTGCTGGGCCTCCGCCTGCGTGATCACCTCGTACCCGAGCTCCAGGTTGACGCCGTAGCGGGTGTCGCCATGCAGGAACCGCACCGACCCGCCACCAGAACCGCTCTCGGTGGTGACGGGGAACAACCCGAAACCATAGCGGCGGCGAGCTGGCCTGATCGCCGGGAAGCTGGCCATCAGTTCTGCAGGGTGATGACGCTGCTGCCGATGCTGAAGGTGGTGTTGCTGGTGCTGATGTCGCCGCCGAAGTCGTTGTAGAACACCAGCAGGTCATTGGCTGCGGTGCCGGTGGACTTGTAGACCACTGCGCCACTGGCGGTGATCGTTGAGCTGGTCCATGATTCGGCGGCAAAGGTGAGCGTGGTGCGATCGTTGGCGTTGTCGCGGGCCACGGTGCAGGTCACGGTTTTGCCGCCTGCGGTGTAGCCGCCAGTAGCTGCCACCTCATTGGTCACGTCGGCGCGGTCGGCGTGCGTGTCCTTGTTCGGTGTGTAGGTGCTGGTTACCAGCATCATCTTGAACGTGTTGGTGTCCAGGTCGATGTTGCCCCGGGCCAGGTCTTCATGGAACGAGTTGTAGATCAGGCTGGCCATGGAGGTCTGGGGTTTGGGATCAGGCTATGGAGGGGTTAGGAATTAGGGAACGGCGTGGTGGGTGGGGTGAAGTTGGCGGTGTAGCGGGCGACGCCTTTGGTGATGCGGAGGTCGTCGATGTAGCCTATGTAATTAGTCAGCCCCACTGCGTTGCCAAGTACATTAACGGTAAAGCTATTGCTTACAGTGACCATAGTAGCTATAAGCAGACCGTCACGGAAGAGCCTATGTGTTCCATTCTGTGACGTTATAGCTAGGTGGTGCCATGTGTTTGCCGTTAAGCCTGCAGAAACATTGTTGAACACAACAAGACTTTGTGCCACGTATCGAACGTTGAAAGAATTAAGCTCAAGCCTGTTGCTCACGCTATCAGAATAAATAATTACTCCATTGCCTGCTCCGGTATAGATCCACATTTCTATAGTCCAGTCGCTTGCATCTGGCTGGAGAGTTAGCTTAGAGTCAGCGTTATTGAAAGTGATAGCCCCGCCGTTCAGGAAAGCGCTTGCGCCTCCAAACTTGGATTCAGTCGTGCTCACGGTGACGGTCCCTGACGGCGTGCAAGTCCGAGCGTTCGAACTGCTATCCGTAAACGTCGTGCTGCCATTGCTGCCATCCATGTGCAGCAGCAGCGAGACGTCAGCAAAATCAGGGTCCAAATTGATTCCATTATCTGCGCCGCCAGCGGAAAGGTTGAATGCGATTTCCTTTTTAACACCTAAAGACGAGAGGCTTGCGCCTTGTCCATAATTTGCCCAAAAAATCATGCTTAGCGCAGCTCCGTCGGTCGAGGTGTCGCCTTGGGCGCTGCCCGGCGTCAAGCCTAGAATCATTGATTGATTAAAGCCGTTTAGAGCGGTAATGGCCGCACCAACACTAAACGAAAGTGCAATAATTTCGTTGCTTCCTGGTACATACTCGCCACCATTAACAGCCCCAGTAGCCAGCCGTAGCGAAGTGAACAGCTGAGCGCCAACCACGCTGGCTGCCGATGGCGGCACTGTCTCCAGTATCAGTGAAACGTTATGTCCGCCGCAGGGCAGATCCTCGACAGATCCCGGTCCGGCATATCTCCACATATAGGTGCCCGGCACGTAGTCAGTGATGCTGCTGTAGCTCACCACTTCAGCCGGCAACTCAAACGATCTGAACTCGCCCCGTCGGCCGTTGTAGTGGTTCCATACATCAAGCATCTGCGCCTGAGTGAGGCCTAAAAAAGACAGTCGCACCTGAGCCGCCAAGAACGCGTTGCTGTGCCTGACACGATTCTGAACGCCGCTGTAGCCACTGAACGCCGTAGCGGGATACTCGCCAGGGGTAAATGTGCGGGAGCTTGGGATTAAGGCGGGGAAAGTGGTCATTTTGATTTACGCTCCCGCCCAAGTGGCATCGATATTATTTTGATCATTGGAAAACTCCCACGTCCAGTCAACAGTGATTGAACTGCCAGCGTTAATTCCGCCCGCCCAAGTAAAGAACGCAGCTATTTCGCCTTGAAGATTAGCTGCATAAACCTCGATAGCAGCGCCTCCCACGCCTCCCTGCGATGTAAATGTCCCGCCAGCCATCCAATTAATAATAGCCGGTCCACCATCAACGCCAAGCGCCAGAGAGCCGACGCCTCTAGTGTTTGAAGTGGAGTACCAGCTACTGGATGATCCACCAGACTGCCAGCGGAACCATGGATAATCAGTCGGCTCAAACGGCGGACTAGGCTCAGCGTCAACCAGCAAGCATGGATCAGTAGTGTAAGACCCGCCCTCAAACTCATACTCAAACGAAACAGATCTGTAATTCCAGTCAAAGCCTCCCGCCGCATTTGGCCCCAGCTCGTCGGGCGGAGTCTGTGGTATTGAGAATCCAGTTCTTGGAACACGAACCACGGATTCAGGAATCAAGTTGCCGTCCAGATCCAAGTTGCCGATCAGCGCGACCGTTGGAGTGTTGGCGGGCACGCCCACCGGCGGTTGCCCATCAAAGAAATCTTGAGCAGGGTTCGGGCAGCCCAGCAACACATTAGGCCTGCGGTCGAGTTCGTCGTCGGGGTCTGTCTCAGGCTGCGGCTCACCTGTGCCGCCACCGCCACCGCCACCGCCGCCGCCGGGATCAATGACCGGGAAATCGCCCGGATCAATCGGCGGGATCTCGCCCGGCGGATCCTCATCCGGAATCAGGAACTCGTCATCAGGTAGCGGCGTGGTGTCATCAAACCCGTTCACGTCGCAGCCCACGCCGGTGAAGTTGCAGGCGAAAAACGTCATGCTCTCCTGAGCGTTGGCCACATCCACGGCAATCAGGCTCTGCAGGTCTTCGCCCACCGGGGCATGGCTGCATTCGTACTGCACATCGCCGGCCAGAGTCTTGGTGATCCGCTCCACTTCGTAGTAGTAATCGTGGAACCCGGCGGAGCCACCGAACGGGTTGCGCGCCAGCCGCACCCGCACCAGGCTGCCCTGGGTGACCAGGGTGTTGTGCGACTGGGGGCGCACCTTGAACCGGATCGTGTGGGTGCTGCGCACACGCTTGGAGAGGATGTAGGCACCAACCCTCACGGCGTGCTCTTCCCTGGTGCAGAACGCCGACAGGTCGTGCGACTCATAGGGGCCATTCGGCGCCGTGCCGGCGTACCTCACCTCAGTGGTGCGGATGATGCTCGGGCAGTCCTCAAACTCCTGCCGCCAGATCATCTGCGCCACGAACGGCTGGCGGGTGTTCCAGCTGGAGTACCGGATATCAACCGATCCAGGGATCACCAGGTCATCGGTGAACGTGTAGGCCAGGGTCTGGTTGAAGGTGTTGATCGCCCCGTTGCCCAGGGTCGGCAGCAGCGG